TTGGGTCTTGGCGACATACAGAACATAAGGGCCATAGTAGTTGTCGGCTTCGGCCGCAATCACCATGTTGTTCACGGTCGAGAAGATGTTCGTAATGGTACCGAAATCCCCATCAGCCGTGCCGGTGTTCCGGTTCGGATGAGTTGTGTAGCCATAGATGGGGTTGGCATCGACTACCAGGGATGTGCCGTTGAACAGCAATCCTTCGAGCGTATCCGCAACCAACCTTGATGCTACCTGGGCTTGGAGCGTATCCAAAGCATTCCCCAGGTTACGGGAAGCGAGCAAGCGCCGGATATTCAGGCTGTAGTCCTTGTGGACTATCGGCACAGGTACACCGACCAGGGTGATCAGAGTACCTAACCCACCCAGAGCGTAGGTCAAGCCCCGGCTACGTAGATCGGCTACACCGATAAGCCGTTGCCGAGCGATGTCGATCACCCTGGTATCAAGTTGTTTCCACTCGTCCTTTCGGAGTAGTGCATTGGGCTGAATCCCACCATTGCGCCGTAACGCAGCAGCTTCTTTTTGATCAGCCGGGTACCAGGGTCGTAATGCGTTGGATGAAAATCCAGACGCGGCCATACGCGCAGGCAATCCTGCGAGGAAACCCTGGACGGTTGAAAATTGGGCCAATTCATTTGGCATGATATATCTCCTTCTAATCTAACTGGTTTCGTTAGCGACTAGGGGTTAGCTCTAGCCAAATCGAACGCGGATACGGGCACGAGTGCCGGTCGTGGTTACGGCTTCATCGGCAAACCCAACGACAGCACCAACAACGACGGTATCGGCGATGGTTGTCTTTTGCAGATCACCGTCACCGGCTGATAACAGGGGGTCACCCCTGACAACCGTCATGCTGGTAGTAAGCCACATATAAAGCACGTCGCCCGGCTGGGGGATAACATACAGGACGTTGTCGGCAGACGCATACGCATCGTCAATTCCGTTCCCAATGAAATCCTGCTCGATGGCTACCATCTTCTGTGCAATCCCATCACCGGAAGCGTGAACGATCACGTCGCCAGATGATATAGCAAGCAGATGCCCTGGCTCAATTGCACCACCGGCATCGTCTTCAAAACGCGGGGGGTTCCCCTTCAAGATTACAGTATTTGGCATGATATTCTCCTTCTAAGTTATGTCCTTCTACAAAGGCTATCGGTTACGATTGGGTCAAGCCGATTCTTCGATGGTTGGCATCGAATTGTCGACCAGTTCAGCATCGTCACCGTTCGGGCTGTAACCTGTACCCAGGGGAGCGTAATTCCGCGTCTCCCAACTACTGACCAGCTTCTCCAGCATACCCAGGGGTAACTGGCCTAGCTCATCTTCCGAGTAGGGGTTACGGCTATCAGCGAGAGCCTGGGTTACCAGTTCGCTTCGCCGCTGGTTGGAGTTGGCCTGGATGCTTCCGATAGCCGCTTCCACTTGCTCGATACCACCCAGACGGTCAACCATCTGAGCCAATGCTTCTAAGGCGGGATCACCCTGGGGGGTTTCATCCGTCTCGGTCGTTTCGGCTTCCGGTTCTTCCGTCTCGGTTGTTTCGACTTCTTCTTCTTCTTCTTCTTCTTCTCGTTCAATCTCGTCAGGCATGGTATCCTCCGTGTCTGATTCTCTGGGGGGTACCTGGGACATACTTTCGGCATTGCCGATTACACTTTCCCCGGTATCCGCATCTTGATAAACAACTTCAACCCTAACACGATCAGCCCAGGTCACTTCATCACCTGTGTCTGTGTAGGGGTATGACCACAGCCCATTATCGTCATTGGCTATCACGACATTACCAAAGACTTCATTAGGCCATAGGCTACTTTCAAAGGATGTATCGAAGGTGGCATGGAACGAGTCGAGTATCCTACCCACCCTGCTCGTCATACTTTCCTCGACATTTTCAGCTAACATATCGGGCATAGGCGTATCCTCCGTATTGATTCTAGGTATCCCGCAACCATCCCCCCAGGAGCAAGCTCCAACTTCGTGGGGGAGCAGAGCAAGGTGGTCAGGGCGCAGGTTACGCTGAACACCGTCATAGCTTTCGCCCATGAATGTACCTTCTCCAGCTTCCAGGTCGCGCCAGTAAGCCGTTGATACTTCCATAGGTTCCCCGGCTTCTACCAGGGTCATAACCTCTAACGCTTCACCCCCCAGGGATTGAACCTTCTCGATATCGAACCATACCTCCCCAGAGAGCTTGTCCCCATCCCAGGATGCGTTCCAGAATCGTGCGGGGGATAGGTCTACAATCTCGGGGGTATTGGCTGATACTGGTCCACCCTGGGTATCTTCTGGATGTCCGATGGGTACAGGGATGCCGTTCCACATTTCAACATAACGGCTAATTTCATCGGCTTCTACCAGCTCCCCATTGAGAACCCCAGGGACGATAACAACGGCCGGAGCCACTAGGTATTCTTTGCCACCCTGGGAAACGGTTGTTACTGTCGCTGCTAGGATTGCATCATGGGTTATGAGAATTGCTGGCATATCATCCCCTAAAACACAAAGTGCTACGCCCCTGGTCTGGAGCATAGCCACTTTCAAGCTAAGACGTTATTCGGTTAAATTCTACCGCATTCTAGCAACCCCCTATCGGGTTGTCAAGTATCCACTACCGCCAGAATACCCGAATGTACCACCCCATCTCCATATCGGTGAACTTTCACCCGTAGAATACTAGAAGTATTCACACTACGACAATCCAGAAATGACCTCTTTTTGTAATGGCTAGATCCGAAAACAGGTGGTTTTCTGACTCCGACAATAGCGGTGTCCTACTAAGCACCCACCCCCTAACCCATTGAAAGGGGTAACTCCCTACCCTGTCGATGTTTCGATACGCTATGGTTACGTTTGGCTGTTGTTTTCAACCCTGATTACAAGCCCATCCTGGGGATTCTCCCCCATCAGGGATAGCAGCCAGTCTACTGTAGCTCCCTTTGGCTCGATAACATCACGTCTTACTGTGACGTACCTGGGTAGCCCCCGTTCTGTTAGAACCGTAAACTGTAATCGTGCGTTGGGTGCCCCACCCTGTTCAGCCAACTGCTGTAATCGGAGAGCGATGTTTCGGAATGGGGGCTTTAGGATATCTGCCATATTAGAATTTCCTAACGGGTAACCATGTGCAACGACATTGGGGATGAACGGGTATCACCCCCCTTGCATCAGCGACAAGATACGTCTTGCCTTCCAGTGCAATACACAATTCACATACCCTATCGTCCCCCGCATTGGAGAACTCGACTAATGCTACAACCCCCTGGGTACCGAAGGTTTCGTATCGGTTCAGGGTACCTTCTGCGTATGCGTTGATAACTTCTGTCCTGGCTAAGATTACCGACCGGACAACCCCAATACCGTTGACTGACTTTTCGAGGTTCTTGGCTATCTGTCCTGGGCCAATCCCTTCTGCAAGCCCCAGGGTTAGTTGCTCCCTGATACCATCAGCCATAACGGTTGTCGTGTTTTTCAACAGTTCAAACTGCCTGGAATACAGGTGGTTCAATGTATTGGTGTCGATGGGTAGATAGAACCCCACCCCCACCCCTGTACCCCCTGGGGCTATACCGGCAGCGGCTAGGTGAGCGTTTGCGTCCCCCAGAGCCTTGCTATAGGCAGAACGGATATGGCTGTCCATCCAGTTAGTTTCGGTGAAAGTTCCCTGGAATCCCTGGGATACCCCCAGGATGCCTTCATTGATCGCACGATTCAACCAGTTTACAAAGGCTGTCACGTTCGCGGCTGGGTCGGTGGTAAATTCAAATCGGGTGGCCGGGTCGATGTTCTCGGCCAGCGGGTCAAAGATGGGGATATCATCGACATCTTCCTGGGGGGCTAATCCCAGAGCATCGTTGTCAACGACCGTCTTATAGATTAGGCTAATCAGCCAGGAGAACCGACGACGCATCTCCTGCTCATACCCGTATCGGATACCAGCGGTGCCAGTCGGATCTACTCTCCGATTAGCATTGGTTCTATATTGTTTCTTGATGCGCTCAAGAAACTGGTTAGCAATCAGGATTTGCCTATTCTGCGATGGTTGGTTGACCGTCAACATCTGTCATCGTCTCCGCGTCCAGTATCCTGGTTTCAAAGTCGGGAAGATTTATCATGTCATCTGGGGGTACGGCTGGCAACCCTAACAGTTCCTGTCTCGCTTCTGCGATGGGTACAACCAAGTCGGCGGCTCCCAGGGGTGCTACCAGATTGAGTGTCTCGGCTCTGGTCTTGTTCACGTCCGCTTCCTCGACCGGATTCAATTCAAACAGACTGGGGAACTCGAAATCGTATTCCCCGCTGGATGGGGCTGATATGGCTCCCATCGTAACCAGGAAATCGAAGAACGGTCGTAGGATAGATGGCTCGGTAAAATTGTTCTGGCGGCTGGTAACGTAACTAGCCCAGTTCACATCGTCCTGGGATGAGGCAAGCTCTCCCCTTTCAGATCCCAGCAGCTTTCTCTGGGGGATATCCGTCGCTGCGGATACCAGGGAGACCAGTATCTTGAAGATGCCTACAGGGTCAGATACCTGTCCTGCTCCCAGCGGGTTTATCTTTACCCCCCTGGTACGAATGAAGCGTCTCAGTTTGTGATAGTAGGCTTCAAATTCATCTTCCAAAGCCTGTTCCTGGTCTGGGGTTAGATCATATTCGGGATCTAATTCGGCTTGCATCCCCCTGTCCATAATCTGCCAGTATATCTCTGCCGATCCCCCTACTACCTTGAGGATGTCCATCAGGTAATTCAGCACCCGCAACAACCTGGGTTTTCCTATCAGTTCGTTGTCGGTTGGGTTCTCTGCTATATGGATGCACCGGCTGTGGTGTACCTCTTGCTCAAGATCCTCATCTAGCTTCACAGAGTATGTCTCAACCAAGCCAAACCTGGGGTCGGCTGAATCCGCAACCTTTGTCTTGATGGTTGCTTGCCCAGCGTGTAGGGGTTTCAGGTAGATGATACTGTCCCCCCCCTTCGTTATGTCCCCGGCTTCTAAGGGATCGGACAGCTTCTTGTCTCCTGATACCCCTATCAGTAAGACACCATAATCCCCAATGCCTGTGACGATATCCAACCTGTTCATGATAGACCAGATTTTCAACCGTTTGACGATAGCATTGGCTTCTTCCACGAAGGGGGTATCCGTCGCATATTCAGAATCAAGATCACCGTCTAGTACCAGGGGGGGCTTGCGCCAAGATTCCTTTGCTGGTGATTCGATAACCCTAGCTCCCAACCCATCCCGACGATATAAGCCATAGTAGTAATCGAACTGTGGCTCCTCTGGGTACCCTAGTTCTGTGTAATAATCTCTAGCCCCATCGAACGCGGTCCCTAGTTGGGAAGCATACGCAGCACGGCTGGATATTGTGCTGTTCCGTATGATTGCTTCGGCTTCTTGGATTATGGCTAGATTATGGGTCGTAGCTTCTGGTGAAACTTCACCGTTATTATCCGACATCGTTATCTCCTTCTCCCCCAGGTACCTGCCTTCTTTTTGGGTATTGCCACCAGCAATTTCATTAGTGCCTGGGTGAGCGAATCTACTTGGTCATCGTTAGCCGCGTTCGGGAACGCCGACAACTCGGCTATCAAGTCCCATACCCAGGGGGCTATGTGCGGGTGGGGCAAATATACATTACCTGATTCTATCACAGGTGTTACCGCATTGGCACGTGCCACCTTGCTCCCCATCGGTTGCACAGGGAGCAACCCAGGGATCTTTGACTGTAGCATTTGTATCACCGCTGGTCCGTTGGCTTTATCTTCGATGTATTTGGCTGTAGCCAAAGGCCAGTTATTTGTCATCAGGGTGACCGCTTTCAGGGTCTTGGGTAGGTCAATCCTAGCACGGCTTTGATCTAACAGGTATGCGTTCGCGCCCAGTCCACCCCAGAGCTGCCCCACCACGAAACTGCTCGATGCTAACTCCTTAAAAGCCATGTCCCAGGATTGTATCTGTTCATCGAATCCCCCAGGTAATTCGCCTACGGTACAGTCAACAAAGCTGCCATCTTCCATCCTAACCTTGACAGGGGGTAGTGGGTTCCCCTGGGGGTACCAGAATCGCCAATGGTATTTCTTGAACACTTCACCTGTGTCTGGGGATGGTCGCTGCTGTAACTGCGCGGCTGATTGCTCGCTACCCAGGGTCTTTTTAAGTTGGTCAACCGATTTTCTACCGAAACGTTCCGGCCAGATTAGCTCTCCATGTTTCTTCCTGGGATCTGACCACCCCAGTGATGTGACGTATTTTTCCTTCTCGTATTCGGTAGGGATTTTTAGCACCTCATAGGGGGCACCCCCTTCCGCTTCCTTCTCCTCAAGGTAGCCTACAATGTCGCGTTCGTGTACCCGTTGACAGATGATAACAGACGATGATGCCTCTGAATTTTTACGGGTAGAAACAGTGGTCGCCCAGAATTCATTGGTTCCTTCACGGACGGTATCAGAGTGGCGGTCATCAATCTTCAAGATATCATCAGCAACCAGATAATCCCCACCCTCTCCGGTAGACCCACCCACCCCCAATGCTTGTCGGTGACCACCCTGGTTATTTTCAAAGCGTCCTTTCAGGTTCTGATCCCCTGCTAGTTGGAATGTATCCCCAAACGCTTCCTGGTAGAAATCTGATTTTACAATTCTCCTGGCCCTGACATTATCCCTGATAGCAAACCCTGCTGAATAACTAAAATAGAGCCAATGTGTCCAGGGTCTAAATGACCATACCCAGGGTTGCCAGATGCAACTGACAAGGGATGATTTCATGTGTCGGGGGGGGATGTTGATGATGAGATTGGGTATCTGTCCCCAGACAACGGCTTCCAGATGTTCACTAATTGCCCCGATGTGCCAGTTGTCCAGGTAGGGTACATTCGGGTCAACGACAGGCCATGCCAGGGGGATAAACTCGCGCAAGGTTAGGGCAGGTAAAGACAGCCCCCCCATCAGATCCTGCAAGTCTATTGCTTCTTCTGGGGAGAGGTAGGGGTATACGTCGTGGGTCAGGTAATCCCAGTCTAACTCACTTGGGAGCTTGACTGTCGGCTGAACCGTCATCCTGTTTCTCCGCTTCTGACTTTCGTCTCGCTGCTAACAGTACCATGTCTCCGATAGCATCAACCCGCTGTTTGTCTGTTATCCTAGATTCACCTGCCGCTGGCCCTGCGTCTGGGTCATGGGTGGGGGTACCTGTTAGGATACCGTCATGAATCATGTCGATGGCTGTAGCCAATGTCCTGGTAGCAGATGTCATCTCCCCCAGGGATTCATTACCCGTTGGCTTGTATACCAGCCACGTTGCGATCAAATGCTCCCATGCCGCCTTCGATGTTGTCCTCATCCTCTTCAAGAAAGCGATTTCCTCATCCTCTCGTTTCTTTAGCTCAACCCTACGCAGGTTTTCATCCCAGGTATTTGCCCGGTTCTCCCAGGACGGAACAGGCAATACTCGTATGTCACCATCTGTCCCGATCTGCCGGTAGTATTTCCGGTTACCCCTG